CAATTCTCTTGACTGTGCATCAGGACAATATCCCTTTCCTCTTGGATCTGCAATTCCTGCTTTGACATATTTTGGATAACATAAATCAATAAACCGTGGCAGTTCATTATCTAAATCCATCATGTAAGTCATGCTTGGTTCGAGAATCCGTTTTGGCTTTCCATCCCCACCTCTTTTCTCCCTTATTTCTGCGACTTCTTCCGTTTCATAGAACTCATTTTCTGCGAGAATCCTTCTTTCAATTTCTTCTGCATTTTCTTTTACCGTTTCATATAATGCTTTTGCATTGAAGTAATTGCTTTTTAACTTCGCAAGAAACTTTCTATCATAATTAATCTGTGGTAACATATTACTCACCTTCCTTTTAAATCAAAAACATTCTCTGATATTCTGGATTTATTTTGTGATTAACGAAAATTGGTTTTCCGTTATCAATAGTCACAGCTCCCCAAGGATCTGTCATGAGTGGATTTTTCTTCCATCCTTCAGGTATTTCAGATACAACTTTTATACCTTTTTCTTTTGCAACTTCCATCACATGTTCGATTTTCTTTTCGGTTGCACTTTTGCCTTTAGCTGCTTCAAACAGCTCTATACATGCTTCAATGATTTTCTTTCTATTTTCCTCTGTATCTTCAAGCAGCCAATCAAAGTTAATTACATTTCGCTTACCATCATCGCTTAACTTTTCCGTTGGGTTATATATGCCATAACAGCTATTTTCTGAATCATGTACATAAGTATGACAACCAATATAAGTTTCCATAACTTTGTCTGTACAACCATCCTTATACCAAAGATAAGGAAGTGAGTTCTTGCCTCCTGGATTTTCACAGTGTACAATTTCTATCACCATTGTTTCCTGTTTTGCATTTTTACCTATTACATGTACCCATGTACTACCAAAATCTCTTTTTTCAATTTCATACTTCATCATATCAACAACCTGCCTTTCTAACTTCTCCAATTTTTTGTTATCGTGTCATACAAAGCTCCGTTTGCATCCTGGTATTCGTCATCTTCTGAATATGTAAACATATAACACTTATGTCCACTGATATTTTTCGTTTCTCTTTCTCCATGCAACACTGCATATCTTTCTCTAAAACTTGCACTATCACACATTTCTCTCATTTCTTCATCTCGCTTTGGATTTTCACAAGCTGCTTGTACACAGCCATATAACCATCCATTGAGATAATCAATGTTATAACAATACTGTCTCCATGAATCTGAATCATCAGTGAATACATAGAAACTTTCTCCGTCATCTCCTCGCTTAATCCGTGGTTTACCAAAGTTTGCAATAAATGCCATCAAGTTATCTATAATAATTTCCATTTCATTTTTTGTGAAATCGTACATAATTCGTTCCTCCTTGTAAATAAAAATAGGCAGCTAGGTATTTATTCTCCTAACTGCCTTTGCGGTTACATTATTTTGTCTTGAATTCTTAGTTTCATTTCTTATTGTCTACACCAAAAATCCCAAGCTGCTTCAGACATAAAACTTATTACAGCCTGATCATCTGTAAATACAGTTCCTTTTGGATTTTTCCATGTAATATAGCATCCGTCTTTTTCTACCAAGTGACAATTGTGATTTTCAAGAATTTTCTCATAATAGTCCATATAATGTCTCTCCTTCCAAATCAAATGAAACACGTATTTCTAGTCTCCATCATAAAACACCATTGGAAAAGCAAATTTTTTAAAATGGCGTTTTTTAATCCATTCATGTGCTTCTTCGCTTGTTTCAAATCCCCCTTTAACATATGTATCTCCATTATCATTTAACCACTCAACTCTATACATAAATTATCCTTTCCCTTGAAATGTTGCGTTCTGTAAAATCTTACCAAGTTCTCCTGCCTGGTCAACTGCACAAATTGCTGTTGCCTTTGAATCCTCACTTCCATTTTTCCGTGTGAAGTGAGATACCATATATACCTTATCTGGCATTTCCTTTCCATCGACAGTGTAGTGACCAATCTCTACAGCTGCATCACCAAGTTTTCCGAGTTCCTTTGTCTTTTTGTAGACAAAATCTTTAGCCATTTTATTTCACCATTCCTTTCAATGTCTCTAAATATTCTGCAAGTTCTTTTCTGCATTTCTGTAGCTCACACCTTATGTCTTTTGCATCATTTTTATAATGAGATGCGAGATTATCAGAAAATTCTTTTACCTTCTCATAAGACTCTTCATTAAACTTTATCTCTCTTACAAGCTCGTCCTCTCTTTTGAGCAACATCAACAATGACCTTTCCATTTTATTCTTCCCCTTGAAATTGTATTCCGGATAAACATCCCCTATATTCCATCCCTCTTCAAACCAACAATGGTCTGAAATCTTTGGTATATCCACAATGATGTGATCTGCAAAGGTCTCTTTTACTGTACCTTTATAAAAGATACCATCAAGCCTACATTTTACATTTTGTCCCTCTTTGAATAAATGTGTTAAATTTGCCATTTGAATCCCCTCATCAATCCTTTAAGTTGTATTCTCTACTAAGTCTCTTTGCGATTCCACCACATATCTCTTTATTATGTACTGGAATTGAAAGAGACTGTTTCCGTTCCCAAATCTCGTGTCCGGTATTTGACCGTGAGAACTGGAAACCATTCTTTTTTAGCTTCTTACGAAAATCATTCGTAGAAACTGGTTGCAATCTTCTACTCATTTTTTCTTCTCCTTTCTATATATTTTTTCTGCATTAGACCACCTTAAATTCCTTGAGGATCAAGTTCAAGAGTTCTTGGCTTTCCGTTCCACCGTTCTCAGAATCCTCTTTAAGATTCTGAACTAACACGGTCATATCTTCTGAAAGTTTTCCTCTCCTTTTCGACCGTGTGAACTCTTGGAACATCTCCATTGAAGAGTTGTTCAACTCCTGTTCTGTCATTTTGCATTTCCAATGATTATTGGAATACAATGCAAGTTTTTTAAAAAATGATAAGTCTAACATTTTAATCTCCCTTTCTTTTTGTGTTTGGTTAATAGTTACATTAATATAGCCAAGAGAGCTATATTGTTTTATTCTCCCTTGGCTACACTGTCTAACTATTATATGTACGTATTTAGACTGCCTTCGCTTTCGTCTTTTTTGTATTTTTATTGGTAATAAAAGGATTTTCCATTTCGTATTTAACAATCTGAGATAGAAAATCGAAAATCTGTGCCTGTGTTTTTGTCATTATATTATCTACAAAGAATTCAGTTCCTTTGCATTTTCGAACCAATATCTCCTCCATTTCTTCTGTTCTGCCTTCATAGTATGTATACATTGATTTCAATGCACGAATAATCTTTGCTGTGTATGCTTTTCCGTTATATGTATCTGCATATCCGTTCCATTCAAGATCGCCCAACAATGAAAGCATAGAATCAAGTAACTCAGATTTTTCTCCTTTTACTAACTTGATTCCATCTGAAATTGATGTAAATGTTCCGACGACATTTTCCGTTTCGTCATCTCCTTTTACTGCAACATTGTGTTTTTTACAAATATCGTGTAATGCTACATATTCAGGTTTCTTTGCTGCTAATGCTGCGTGGTATATATCCATAGGCTGCATTTTTGCTCTGTCTTTCGACTGGCTTAAGAATAGTTCGATTGCATCTTCAAGAGAGCATTCCATAACTTCTACGACTACACTCTCTTTCTTTGCCTTGAAAGCACCATAAATTCTGTGCTGTCCATCAATACAAAGAAGAATTCCATTGTAGAGCAAAACCTTTGGTTCATCCCATTTGTATGAATTATAATTATTTCCAATGGAATAAGCTCTTTCGAGCTTGATTCTTCTCTGCCAATCTGGAATATGAATTTGCATTGGATCTATAACCATAAGAAGTTTATCCCCAATCCGTGAATTATTCTTCGCAGTTTTCACCAAATTTTTGATTAACAACTTTTCGTTTTTACCTGTGAACTCATTGCTTTCCCTTACTTCCTGCATTTCCTTTTCTGCTTCTTTCGCTTTTAAATAAACTCT